GATCAAGCTTACCAAGGAAACGCTGCACAACAACATTGGACGGGTCCACCCCCTTAGTCCGAAGGAAATAAGACCTCCGGACAACAGGATCTGGATCCACGTAATCATTTTTGGCCTTCTGGGAGGCCGACCCATTCTTAGTCCGTAGCACATTCGTCATGAATCTCTTTGTCCCACCACCTCCAAGCAAGAAAACTATGACGAATTAACGGGCATAAGGGCCAGCCCCACCCATAAGATCATTGAGATACAAACTCTCAAAAGATCCCATATGAATACCTTCCCAGCCAACGTACCATCCAATAACAACATAAAAAGTAGGTACAACCTTATCCAGATCCAACAACCTTAGTTGGTTACAGAAATCAGACTCACTATGACTAATCACATCTAATACTGCATTACGGAAAAAATCAAAAACCGCTTTGCCATGGCCAGCTGACATTAACATCAACGATGTTAACTTACCTAGCTCCCCATCCACGGTCATCCCTTTCACATTACCCTTAGCTGAAGCACACAACTTAGACAAAGGATAACAAGGAATGTACCAATCATGGTACTTGGCGAAAGCAAAACCCAAAAACGTTAAATCGCAAATACTACGAGTAATAACAAATGGATCAAGCACAACACCGTACAAATTGGTAAAAACATGATGGTAGGCAGCCTCCAGCTCTTCATCCGAGCATCCGAACGAATCGCTAGCAACAACATCATCTCCAAACACAGCAACGAAAACATTACTTCGTATCTCTTCAGGAGTATAACCCAAGTACAAATAAACATGGGACAAACAAATACTCATAGCCAAGATATTATCACAAGTAGTGTTTCCTGAACCACTGTTGTTACCCCACTCCTTATAAATGACATCTCCATTCGGACAAACCAATATGGAACATATCAAATTACGGTATGTCCAATCAAGGAGTGGGCTAGGCTTTTTATACAGATTACGTAAGGCATAAACTTCTCTCATATGAGGAAGTATACGATCCCATCCTTTACCATCAAGCATAATATGTCGATCATGCTCGGCTAGCAAATGAGCGAGTCGATTAACCCCACCTTCATACGGATTAAAACCATATGCCGACCACCCGTGGTTCTTCATAGCCACGTTTTGCATGCCATACTCCCGTTTGGTATGCCACAAATGATCGAATGGCTCAATGATAAAAGTCCTCTGTTTCTTCTCCCCAACATAATCTGAACGAAGACGCGGCTCTACCTTGCCACTGACCTTCCAAATCACATCCTTGTCGAAATCGGGTGAGGAAAACTCACTGTTATGCAAATTGGCACGAATCACATCTCCTTTCTTTGGGAGACCCATCTGTGCAAAAATAACACCAGCAGAAGAATCCATAACAACCTCATCCAAAATACGATAAGGCTCCATCTCCGGAGCTCGGAAACAAACATCAAACATGTCCTGAACAAAGCTCAAAGCTTCAACAAAATGGGGGTCGTCTCTGAACTTATGACACACTGGAGCGTCCACCTTTCGAATGGACCGGTCCAAATGGTCAGCAGTGGAATTGGAAACGACATAATCCCCAGCATGTTGATGACAAAACTCCTGAAACTCTGCACTCGTATACTCAAAAACAACACTCTTCTGCATCTCACACTTAGCCGCCAACGGTTGAGGCTGGGTAGGAACCGTGCCCAAGTACTTCACATACTTGTAGCTGGCCTTCCTATCCTCCAATATCCGAATACGGCCCCTCCAAAGGTCGTACGCCTCACTAGAGGCATACTTAACCTTTGGAGGAGTTACTAGTTTTTTGGATATGGAACCACAACCTCATTGGGCAACTGCGCATCACCACTAGTCCCGGTCGAATGTATTCCAACAACCTTACC